ATTTCAACATCCACAGCGCCACGATTCTGGAGGCTGGAAATCGCCAAGGCCAGATCATCGAGATTGTCACCGGCCTGCGCCTGCCCCCATTCAATCAGGGTGTTCCGGATCGTATTCCGGTCAGTCTGTATCCTGCTGATTTCTGTTGCGATGCTCATGATAAATCCTCCTTACTCAGAGCCACTTGCGGGTGCGGTCATACATATAGGTGAAAAGGCCGCTGGCTCCAATGTTGTCTTTGGCAACGATGATGTAGCCGTCCTCGGGTGCTGTAAAATCCGCGCTTGCGTATGGCGATGGGTTATTGATATTCTTGATTGTCGTTCCGACCACATTTCCTGTTGTCTGCGTCACGTCCACTGTGGTAAACATGGAACGGAAACGCGTGCCGACTGTCCCGCCGAGGCTGAAAAAATAGGAGTCTCCGGCCTCGACGCGGTAAATATCGACGTATGTCTGGGTGGGATTTTCGTAGTGCCATGTCCCGTTCTGAACATAGCCGGAATTGTAATCATAGACATCGGGCTCCATCTTGCCTGCACGGACTCCGTTGGTTACCGCACCGGAGCCGTTGTGGTAGCCCTGCGGAACGGTATAGGTTTCGCCTTCATTCAGCTCAACGGCCACGGCTCCTCGGTTGGCAACGGCAGCAATGGCGTCGGCCAGATCATCCAGATTATCGGTGGCCTGCGCCAATCCCCATGCCAGAAGCGTATTCCGGATGGCGTTGCGGTCAGTTTCAATTCTTGTGACTTCGGATGATACGCTCATAGCCGCCTCCTCATATGGTGTGCAGCAACACTTCTATGTTGCCGATCTCTACCTGCACAGCTGCCGAGGTGACCGGACGGGTATCACCGGCAGCTACGACTTCTGCAGTATCCACGGAAACCGTCATGGTTGCCGGATCATATTTCAGGCCGGACCCGAAGTGATACTGTGGACCATAGATCTGTGTGGTATCCGCAAATTCAGTATCCAGCTCCGGATTACCCTCCATCACGGCATCGAGCTCCGGGTCCTGCTCAAAAGTCGCATAAAAAGTCATGGCTCGATTTCTCCGTCCTTCAGGATTGCCCCAACATCGACAGTCATGATGTTGCTGGCACCCGCTGTTCCGTCCGGGAAAACATAGCGGATTTGCATGTCGACCTGCTGAGTGGATTTGAGCTTCAGAGTATCTTTCTGCGTAAGCCGAGTGACGACCGCGTCTTCCGTAACCGTTACGGATTCTCCGCTCTTCTCAAAAACGACTCGCCCAAGCTGCGAATACGTCACGAAGACCGTCGAGCCGGTCAGGTCGATATTTGTTTTGAAAGTATTGATTGGAGTGGTTCCTCGCTTCACGCTGTCCACCTCCTTCGCTTAAAACTCCTCCAAGGTAAAAGAAACCGTCCACAGCCCATCCGTGCCGCGATTCCGCTCGGAGTTTTGAGCGGGTACAGCCTTAAAAGAGCGCAGGCGCATGGAACGATTCTTATAAGCATGTGTTTCTATGTCATACAGGCTGACGGTGATGGAATCCTGCTTGCTGTAGGTTTTGAATTTCCCAGCCCATGTAGAACTGCATTGGAAGGAAGCGGAGACGGACAGCTTGTCATATCGGGTGACGATGATCTGATCCGTCCCGGCCTCCGTTTCATTCACGCTTTCCACTACAACGGATTCCTCCTCCCATGAGGTGGGAGTGAAGATGTTCTCGCCGTCAAACCTGATCGGATAATCTTTCAGCATTTATCTCCCTCCCGACCGGTAACTGGCAGCCTTGTTTGCTTTCACAACGATCTCCTCGATGCGCTCGGAACCGATGTACACCGGGATAACGGTGTCTCCGGCAGCCTCACCTTTCAGGCCAGAAATGCTTTCCTGAATTGCGGAAATCATCTCTGCAATCCCTGCGCCACCGGAAATTGCGCTAACCCCGGTAGCACCCTGAATGGTAGGGCTCAGCACCATGTCACCGGCTACGTCGTTCATGGCATCCTTGATCATGCCACGGCTCTTCTGGATGCCTTTGGCAAGGCCGCCGATGAAGTCCGGCATCCAGCTCTCATAATCCGTAAGCGGCCCTTCATCCGGTACGGAGAAATGGAGCACCGAGCGGATGGCGTCCGCCACACTGGTGACGGCATTGGACACCGCGCTGATGCAGTTCCTAATACCGTTGACGATCCCCATGATCAGATCACGGCCCCAACCGAAAGCCTGAGAGATCAGGTTCCGGATGAAGTTGACCACGTTGTTGAAGCCCTGCCGCACCGCGTTCAGCACATTCGTCATGGCGTTGCGGATGGAATTCACAATGTTATTGAAGATCTGGGAGACCGAGTTTCGGATGTTGTTCAGCACGGTGGTGACCGTGGATTTCACATTATTCCAGATCGTGGAGAAGGTCGTTTTCACTGCGTTCAGCGCCGTAGTGACGACGGTCTTTATGGCATTCAGGACATTCGTGATCACACCCTTGATCGCGTTCCAGATGCTGGTCACCGTATTTTTTATGGCGTTCAGCGCTGTGGATACCACACCGCTGATGGCATTCCAGATGGTCTGGAAGAGGCTGTGGATGGCTTGCAGGATCGGCGTGAGAAACTCAACTATCGCATTCCAAACGGTAGTGATTTTCTCGCTGATCCAATCCAGCGCCATGCCGATCAGGATTTGGATCGCCTGCCATATGGTCTCGAACAGATAGCGGAAAGCCTCCAGCAAGGGAGCGATTGTATCGTAGATGCTCTGCCAGACACCAGTGATCTTGTCCCAAATGCCCTGCACAATGCCGCTGATGGTATCCTTGATTGCCGTCCAGACCGTACTGACCGTCGTGCTGATTGCATTCCATACACCGGCGAAGAAATCCCGGATGCCGGTGAAGACAGTCTCGCAGGTGGATTTGATTGCCTCCCACGCCTCTGTGAAAAAGGTCTTGATGCCTTCCCATACCTTGACAGCGATGTCCTTGATACCTTCCCAGAGATCAATCCAGAACTGCCGGAATTCTTCACAGTTGTTCCAGAGATAAATAAAGGCCGCGACCAGCGCGGCGATAGCAGCAATAATCAGGACTATTGGGTTTGCCAGCATCACGGCGTTCAGCGCTGCAAAGGCTCCCTTCACAGCCGTGATCGCTCCGGAGATCTTGGGCACAATGGTCATGATCGTGCCGACTGCAGTTATTACCTTGCCGACGATAACCAGAAGTGGACCGACAGCGGCGACAATGAGTCCGATCTTTACAATGGTTTCCTGCTGTGCAGGCGTCAGGGAGTTGAATTTATCTACCAGCCGCTGCACAAAATCTGCGACCTGCAGGATGACTGGAGCCAGCGCCTCACCGATGGAAGTGACCAGAACGTCGATGGAGCTCTTCAGCTTTTCGAGAGAACCGCCGAATCCGCTCATCATGGCCTCAGCCATTTCATCCGTCGTTCCGGCGCAGCTTTGCAGGGAGGCGTCCAGTTTGCCCACATCCTCCGGAGCGGTATTGATCAGCGCCAGCCAAGGAGCCATCTGGTTTTTGCCGAAGATGGCGGAGGCAGCAGCGATCTGCTCCGATTCGGAGAGCTTGCCGAAAGCCTCGTGCAGTTCTCGCTGGATCGTAATGGAATCCTTCATTGTGCCGTCCGAATTGGTGACGGAGATTCCCAGCTGATCCATCATCTCCGCGCCTTCTTTCGCGGGAGAGACCAGACGGGCAAGACCGGTCTTCAGGGAGTTTGCAGCCTTGTCCGCTTCGATGCCGTTGTTGGCCATGACGCCCATATACAGCGCGGCATCGTTGACGGTGTACCCTGCGGCAGAGAAAATCGGAGCCGCCACGGACATTGCATTCGACAGGCTGTCCACGTCCAGCGCGGAGTTGTTACAGGCGGCAGCGAACACGTCGGCATAATGGCCTGCGTCCTCAAAGCTCCCGTGAAAGCCGTTGATCGTAGCAACCAGTCCGGCAGACACGGTATCCAGATCGCCGCCTTCACCGGCAGCCAGATTCATGGCGGGAGCCAGCGCGGAGGCAGCCTGCTCCGCGTCCAGACCGGCGCGGGCAAAGTTCAGTGTCGCAGTCGCGGCGTCCTTCATCCCGAAGGTCGAATTTGCCGCAGGCTCCTTCATGGCCTTATTCAGCAGCTCCGCTTCCTCGGCGGTATTGCCCATCGTCTTGTTGGTGAGCTGCATGGTCTTATCGACCTCGGCAAAGCTCGCCGCGCCTGCCGCACCGACAGCGGCCAGCGGCAGGGTGACATGGGTGGTCAGGCTTTTTCCGGCGCTCTCGACCTTGCTGCCGAATTCCTTCATCTTCTCACCGGCAGCCGCAATCTGCTGGGCCTGCACGGAGCCGAAGTTCTTATATTCCTGTTCCAGACTTTTCAGGCTCTGCTCGGTCTCAGCAATCTCCCTTTGAAGGGCATCATACTGTTCCTGAGAGATGGTACCGTCCTTGAGCGCCTGATCCGCCTGCTTGGAGGCTTCCTTCAGTGTTTCCAGCTTCTCTTTGGTTGCCTGAATCTCCTGCTGGAGGGACTTGTATTTCTGGGAAAGCAGCTCCGTATTGCCCGGATCGAGCTTCAGGAGCCGCTCCACATCTTTCAGCTGGGACTGCGTATTCCTGATTTCGGAATTGACATCCTTCAGCGCGGTCTGGAGCTTTGTGGTATCGCCACCGATCTCCACGGTTATTCCCTTGATTCTGTTTGCCACGGTAGCGCCTCCTTTCCCGCATCAGAAATTGTCGTAGTCGCTCTGGGTAGCGACCTCTCGGTAGTTGTAATCATCGTTCCGGCTCTCTGTGTACATATCGTTCACCATGCCGATGGTCAGGAGATCCAGATCATGGATGGAGATACCGAGTTGTACGCAGCGGAGCAGGAACAGCGGCGTTGTCATCTGCCGCTCGGTATTACGGAGTTTTTTTTACTGGTCACATCGGTCTGGACGTTCAGCCCCCAGAGCTCAATGATCTGAGGGAGCACCTGATAAATGGAGAAGGTGTTAAACCGATCCAGCCATTCTTCCGGTGTGTCCGGAATGGTGCTATCGGCGTGCTTGGCCATGATGTAGGCGATGTTCTCGAACATCTCCAAAGACACCAGATCAAGGGAACTGTCCCCGGCGTCATTCTTGCCCACGGCCTTCTCCAGCAGAGCGAGGTCCTTATAGATATCCCGGTGGAACTTCAGCCGGTAGATACGCGGAATGGCAGCAGATGCCCGGAAAGGCACCTGCTGCCCATCAATCTCTATGGTTTTGGTCATGCTCATTATCCGTTGCCCTCCTCAGTCTTCGTCACCGTGACGGTGTAGGCTTTGGTGGCATTGCCCTTCGTCACAACCACCCTGACCGTGTTCTCACCGGCAGTCCAGGTTGCAGCCTGCCCACTGGTGTGCGCGTTGCCGTTGACGGTGATAGCCACCTCCGCCTCAGCGTCCTCAGCGACAGCCGTGATGGTGTTCGTCGCGTTGGTGGTGCTGGCCGTATACGCTGTGGTATCCGCATCGAAGGCCGGAGTCAGCGTCAGGGAGCCGATGGTCAGGGACGCCAGATCGGTTCCGTCATCAGGTTCCGGTTCAGGCTCCGGCTCCGGGTCATCACCCCCCGAGGCGGGAAGATACACGGCGCTGTACCAGTTCTGATAGACCGCGTCGGTCGTGTCGTCACCAGTTTTGGCTTTAACATAGCCGTTGGCCAGAGGCGTTGCCTTGATGGACAGGGTCTCGGTTTTGACCTCAACCTCTTCCTCATTGGTCTGAGATTCGATACCCGGACGGCTGGCCGCGCACTTGTACAGGACGTGGCGAATCTTACGGACATCACCGTCAAACTCGAACAGCAGCGCAAAGTTCTCGCTCTGCGCCTTCGCGTTTTCAATGAGGACATTGTTGCTGTCAAGCTCTTCCTTCAGCACATCCGTGCGGAAGCTCTCCGGCACCATCGCCAACTCCAGATCGCCGTCATAGCCCATGTTGTTGGAGATGGTGTAGTAGGCATAACCGTCAGCATAGAAATTGCTGGGCTCGCCGTTGGCATCCAGCGACAGGGATACAGCACCCGGCATCGGGACCGGCGTACCGAAAGAGAACGTCCCGTCATCCGCGATGGTCAGGATCGCGTAGTGGACGTTGCAGATATTGAATTTGACCTTGTTCTTTTTCTTAGGCATGGTTTATACCCTCCATTTCAAATTGATACAGGACCTCATAGAGCCGTTCGCTCTCGATCCAAACCTCGGACTTGTTATAAAAAATGCCGCGCTCATCCAGCACGGCTTCGAGTTGATCTTCCAGTTCCGGAGACTTGATGTCTGTGTACAGCTCGATGTGATACCCGTTGATCTTGTAGTAGACCCGGCCATCGGCAGCAAAGTTATCGCTCCCCGGCATAAGGAAACAAATGAATGGCGGCTCCGGCGACTCGCCCTCCGCAAAATGGTGGTAGGCGTAGGGCAGGCCGATCGCCTCCATAATCTCTATCATTTCATCCATGCGTCAGGCTCCTTTCGATTTCCCGCTCCAGCTGCTTGATGCCTTGCTGCTCGGCAGCGGCGATGTGCGGCTTTGCAGCCACCCGGCCTCCGCCGCGCTTGGCATGGCCGAATTCCAGCAGATGGGCCAGCATATACCGCGTAGGCGAATAAACCGTGACCTCCAGCGAGGTGGGTGATTCCTTCGTGGTCTTTGTGCGCCAGCTCTTTGCATACCGGCCTGTGAGCTCCGGAGCATTTGCGGAGATATCATTTTTCACCGTGGTTCCGGCCTTCTTCACAGCGGCCTTCAGATTATCGGTAGCAAGATCGGCATATTCTGTAAGGCCCTCCATGATCTCATCGGCCAGATCATCAATGCGTACTGTTCTTCCCATGCGCTACCTCTCTACAAGCACGGTGTGAAACAACCGGCTATTATGCTTAAAGCCCATCTCGTCGATATTGAGGATGTTGTAAATCCGGCCCTGCAGCAGAATCCGGTACTGCTTGGAATTGACCGCAGCCGTTTCCGAAGAATGCCGGACCGTGATGTCCAGCCGATCCGCCTCTACCGTATGACCGGCTTCTTCCTTTTCACTGGTAGACAAGCCGCTGGTCACAGCCGTGGCCCAGCAGGTGAAATAGTCAACCCACGCGGAGGTGTGGTTGCCGATCCTGTCGACCACAGTTTCGTTTTTCTGAATGGTGATCCGTACCCGGAGTCCTGCGATATTCATCACACCACCCCTTCCCTGATTGCAAACAGAAGGGATCGCAGCCTGAAGCTGAAAGCTGGGGCTGCAGGTGCTGGCGAAGAATATAACATATGAT